TTTATTATTACAATTAACAAACGCATGAAAATAGACGATACAACTACTTGGCTAAAATACGAGTTTCCAAGTATAAACGAATATGAGGCGGCACTTGCCACGATTGACACAAACTTAACTTTTTCTATGGTTGCCGCTCAAGAGTTAGTTAATTCTAATTTGTATATTGTTGACGGAATTTTTTACGACAATATGGAGGGGCCAGAGGCTTTTGAACAATATAGTATTGACCCGGACACAAAAGATTATTTAATATTAATTAACGATTGGGTTTGGGACTCTAAAAAATAAATTATGGAAATGCAAGACATAAAAATACTAGCAATGAACGGCGGGAGCCTCGCGATTTCTTTTTCTAACATAGACACAACTTTAAAAATAATTTTGTTAATTGTATCAATTGGTTACACATTACAAAAATGGTATATAATGAATAAAAATAAAAAAAATGATTAAAGCATTAAGAAACCTAGCCGATTGGCTGCAAAAAATAAAATGCGCGGCTCATAATAAATGGAACGCTTTTTTAAATAAACTAAAAACTAATTGCGCATGCGAAAAATTAGAAAAATAATAATACATTGCTCAGCAACAAAAGAGGGCCAAGATATTGACGCTAAGGAAATAAAAAAATGGCACGTTGAGGGCAACGGGTGGAGCGATATCGGTTACCACTATGTTATTAAATTAGACGGCACGGTTGAGGAGGGCCGCCCAATAGAGCGGTCGGGCGCGCATACTTTAAATCATAATCACGATAGCATTGGAGTTTGTTATATTGGAGGTTACGAGAAAAAAAAGAAAAAAGGAAAATGGGTTAATAAAGACACCCGCACAAAAGAGCAAAAAGACGCTTTACAAGATTTATTATTGTGCTTAAAAAAAGATTATCCTACATCTATAATTTACAACCACAATCAATTTAGTTCTAAAAGTTGCCCAAACTTTGACGCACATACGGAATATAAATGGATTTCTAATTTTAAATAAAATGCCAATACCAAAACCAAAATCCGGAGAAACACAATCAGAATTTGTGTCAAAATGTTTAAATGATGCGGTAATGAAAAAAGAATACTCAACGCCTCAACGCATTGCCATTTGTTATGAGGCATGGAACATTAAAAGAAAATGAAAAAAATACTAAAATTTTTTGGTGGCGATGTTTTTAAATCTGTAAATGATTTAATTGATAATTTATTTACAAGTGATGAGGAACGTTTGGAGGCTAAACGCAAAATGTTTGAAATATTAAAGCAAAAAGAAAACGAATTGCAACAAATGCAGACCGATATAATTATTGCTGAGGCTAAAGGCAATTGGATGCAAAGGTCTTGGCGCCCTATATTAATGTTATCTTTTGGCGGCATAGTTGTTTATTGTAAATTTATAGCCCCTTTATTTGATTTAAGGGTGCCAGAGTTGGAAAATGAATTTTGGAATTTACTACAATTAGGAATTGGCGGTTATGTAATTGGCCGTACTGGGGAAAAATTAATGAAAGAATATAAATCCTAAACAGTACACTTTTTAGCCCAAAAAAAAACAAAATAGTGTACTTTTTTTTTATTTTACACCTTAATTTTTTTATTTAAAAAACTTTCTTATATTATTATATATATATGATATATTATATATATGATATTATATAGATATATTTCTCAAATATATCTTTTATATGATTTTATATTATATATGAGTATTAGGCCTATTGTAAAATAAGGCCTTTAAAGGGCCTTAATTAATTTTATAGTATATTTACACTAAATAAACTCTAAAACTCTTAAAATGGCTATTATAATAAACGACAAGCCATAATTAAATAGTTTATTGATATGTCGGATAGCAATGGCTCCTAAAAAAAAGAAACCAAGCCGTAAAAATTTAGTTAAAAAACTAGATACAATATTTTCGCAATATATAAGGCAGCGCCACGCTAATAATGGCGTTGCAAAATGTATAACATGCGGCAAGCAAGAGCATTGGAAAAAACTACAATGCGGCCATTTTATGAGCCGCAAGCATTTTAACACACGATGGGACGAAATTAATTGTCAAGTACAATGCGCGGGTTGCAATGTGTTTAAATATGGAGAACAATATCTTTTTAGCGTTTGGCTAGATAGCCATATTGGGCCGGGCACCGCTGAGGCTATGGCTCAAAAATCTAAGCAATTAAATAAATTAAAAGATTTTGAGTTAATAGAGTTAATTAATTTTTATAAAGAAAAGGTTGCTGAGTTATAAATTTGAATTATATTAGCAATGTCAACTTGTCCTTGACACTTGTTTTTTTGTAAAGGGTTAGCCAATATATGAGTTAGCCCTTTTTTTTATGCACAAAAGTGAATAATTTAATATTTTTTTTATATATTAGCAAAAACTAAAAACAAAATTATGACGGGACAAGCCGATTTATTGAGAGTGCAACAATATAGTATTGAGGCGCTACAAAAAGAATTAAAAAATGCTTTGCAAAAAATAGAACTTTTGGAGGCTAAAATCGAAGTAAATAATAATAATAACAATTAAATAAGTAAAAATGAAAGACAAGGAATTTTTAAATTTTATGTTTTCAAAAACTAGCGAATTAAGTTTTGTACATACAAAACAAAGCGTTAAAGTTGATGAAATGATTGAATGGTTAACCTCAAAAAGAGATTGGGCCAACCAAAACGCGCAAGGTTATATATCTTGGGACGTATTAACTACAAAAGCCGATGCTAATAAATTATATAGCACTTGGAACAATTATTTAAAACCAGTTGAGGCTCAAGCAACCACACAAAGCAACCACATGCCGGACAGAACGGCAACGGCAAGCGAGGATTTGCCATTTTAAATTTATATGAAAAAGGGCGGTATTAACTAGCCCTTTTTTTTTATTATATTAGACAAAAAAACAAAAGGACAAAAATGGCATTAATAAAATTTAATGAAGTAGTTAAAATATTACGCCAAATAAGGAGCGGCGAAATTAAAGAGGGCGAAAAATTAGGCGTTCCCGAGATAGATGAACATATTAGGTTTAAAGAGGCAAATTTTAATGTTGTATTGGGCCATGCCAATGTTGGAAAAACAACCGTTATATTATATATGATGCTTTGCTACTCGCTGAGGCTTGGAAAAAGGTGGTTAATATACTCAAGTGAGAATGAAAGTCATTCGATACTTAGAAAATTAGTTGAGTTTTTAGATTTACGTCCAATTAACAAAATTAACGAATTGGATTTTGCTAAACACTTAGAGTTTATAAACGAGCATTTTAAAATTATAGACAATGATAATTTATATACTTATAGGCAATTGCTAGAGTTAGGCAAAAATATAAAAGAGGCTTGGAATTATCACGGTTTATTAATTGACCCGTATAACTCATTAATTAAAGACCCGGAACTTATTGGAAGTTTAGGAGGCCACGAATATGATTACCAAGCAACAACAGAAATAAGAATGTTTTGCAAAGAATACAAAATAACAACTTGGCTAAATACACACGCTAACACCTCAGCGTTGAGAATTAAACACCCAATAGGCCACGAGTACGCCGGGCACCCAATTCCGCCGCTAGCGAGCGATGTCGAGGGTGGCGGCAAATTTGTTAATAGAGCCGATGATTTTATTGTTATACACCGTTACACTCAACATTTAACGGATTGGACGCAAAGCCATATCCATATAAGAAAAGTTAAAGAGGTGGAAACTGGAGGCCGGCCAACTAGCATAGACAACCCCATTAGAATGAAATCAATACCTAATAACGTTGGGTTTAAAATTAATGGCAAAAAATTAATAAATGAGCCATTACGCGACCCAAGCAAAATCCCCTTTTAAAATGAGAATATCTTTTTGTCCTCTTGCCGGTTTTATATTTGGAATATTAATATTTGATACGCGCTTTGGTTGGGGCGATGAGAATGAGCCCGAACACTTTGAGTTTGTTTTATGCTTTGGGTTGTTTGGAATTAAATTTACATATTATGACTAGGCTAATAGATAGGTTGGCGCTAAAAAATGAGGACTGGATAAGGGTTGTTTGCTCATTTGGCGCGCCTAGGCATGAGGCCCAGGATGTTGTCCAAAATATGTATATCAAAATGCACGAATGGGAAAGCAAAGGCAAAAATTCAATACTATATAATAAAAACGAAGTTAATTATTATTTTGTTTTTAAAGTATTGAGGACCTTATTTTTAGACGAAAAAAGAGCGACTAAAAATTATTTTTTAACTAACTCCAGTAAATTATTTGAACATTCCAATGCTGAGGAAATGGCAATACAAAATTTAACCGAAGATATAAAACAAAGAATTGAGGGTTTACATTGGTATGACAAAAGAGTTTTTAATATTGTTTGCATTCAAAAAATAAGCATGCTGCAATTGTCGCAACAAACTGGCATTAGTTACCACTCAATAAAAAGAACTATTAAAAAAGTAAAAGAATTATTAAAATAAAAAAACAAAAAAATGAAACATATACATAACGCAATAGAAAGCCCGGTTTTTGATGCATACCGGAAAAAACAAATACAAATTAAAAAAGCAATAGAATTATTAAAAGAAAATGATTATCAAATATATAAAGAAAAAAAAGTATGACCCCTTTTGTTTTGCACCCGTGCCCAATTTGTTTGGGCGCCTCAGCACTTATATATATTATTTATAAAAAATATAAAAAAAAATGAAACTTGGTAATATAGTTTATTATATAACAAAATACACCGGCATTCGTTGGATTTGGAAAAAAATATATCCAAATTGCAATTGCGATAAAAGGCGTGAGCAATGGAATAATATTAAATTTGACAGAAATGGATGATATAGATAAAAAAGATTGGTTAAAATTTTTAGGTAACACTACAAAAAATTTATCTAAAGAAGAGGTTTTGCTTGTATCTGAATTGCATGCAAAATATTTCAAACATAAATTACAAATCCCATGCTCATGCTCGCCAAAAACAATACAAGGGTGGATTTATGATATAAATAAAATTTACAATGCCATTGAGTAAAGCAAACAAATTTGAAAAAGCCGTAATATTATTATTAAATACATTTGACGGGTGGCAATTAAGCCACACCGGCACAAGTAATAAAATATTTGATGCTGAGGGCTTAACGCCTAAAGGCCACAAATGTGTTATTGAAATGAAATTTAGAAATAAATATTATGAGGATAAACTTTTGGAGGTTAAAAAATATAATAGTTTAATGGCTTTGGATAAAAATATAGTAAAAATATATTTTGTTTCTGACCCTCTAGGCACCTATATGTTTTGGCTTGACGGCATAAAAGATTTTAAGCAAATAAAAAAATATTGCCCTACTAACACAAATTGGGGCAGCCAAAAGCAAAAAAAAAATGTGTATTTATTGCCTGAAAGTTTAGCCTCATATATTTATAAAAATAAAAAATAGTTATAAACATTTGTTTATATTGTTTTAAATTGTATATTGCGGTATATTAATAAAACAAAAAAACAATATTATGAGCATATTAACTAAAGAGCAAAGATTTAAAGTACACACTGAGTTGAACATAACTAGATTAGAAAACTTATCTAAATTAGTATCTGAAGGGGCTAGAACTGCCAACAGTATTGTGGACGAACTAAACAATGTTGCAAGAGAATTGAGACAAATAAATAATTTATAAAAAAACAATTATGACACAAATACAAATTGACTTAAAAGAATATAGGGCGTTATTGGCTATTGCTTACGCCGCTGAGAGTTATTTAGAATATGACTCGGACCCTTACTTTGAAAGCCTCGCGCAAGATGTTAGAAAAAATTTAGGTACAAAAATAAAAACTTTTTATAAATTACAAAAATGAGAACACAAGCGGACGATTTAAACAAAGAAATAAAGGTACTTAATAACCTCTATGTTATAACTCACAACATGGAGGTTAAAAAAGAAATTTATAAATTAATAGAACATAAAAAATCAATTTTATTTAATATACAATAACTATGAAAACAAGTGTTAGAAAACCAGTAACGGCAAAATTAGCAATAATACAAACAACGCTTAAAGCGCCAAAAAATAGAACAAACTCTTTTGGAAAATATAAATACCGCTCAGCGGAAGATATTTTGGAGGCCTTAAAACCTTTATTAAAAGAACAAAATGTGTCCTTGGTAATTAATGAGGAATTAATAAGCGGCGATAACGGCGCGTTTCCAATTATTAAATCAATAGCGACTTTGGTAGATAACCATGACGGCAAAACGTCTATTAGCGCTATTGCTTTGGTTGGGGTTGATTTAAACTCTAAAGGCATGCAAATGCCGCAAAAGTTTGGCGCGGCCTCTAGTTATGGCAAAAAATACGCTTTAGGCAATTTGTTTTTATTAGATGAT